CCGTCGCACAGCTGGAGGGCGGCGATGCGGTCCAGCCGGGCCTGCTCCTTGTGGGCGGCGGACTCCTGGGGGCGGATGCCGGCGCGCACCGCCTGGGGCACGATCCAGGGGCTGAACAGGTCGTCGTCCACCTCGTACCAGACCCACTTGCCCGCCCGGTGCAGCGTGTCCACCCACCGCCGGGCGGCCGCGCGGTCACGCCACGACAGGCGGGCCAGCAGCACCGCGTCGAACTGCTCGGCCAGCCACGCCAGGCGGGGGTCGTCTTTCCAGCCCCACTCGGCGGCCCCCACCGGGGCACCCTGGCGCTGGAGCTCGGCGAACGGGGCGACGATCCGATACATCGAGCAGCCGTTCCAGTCGCCGACCAGGGCGAGCACACGGGGAGGCGGCCAGGCCGCCATCAGGGCAGCAGCCGCGCGAAGCGGCGATGGGCGACGACGTAGCCACCGGGGGTCGGTCCCCACGGGACGTCCTCGCCGAGCAGATAGCACGCCGAGCCGTTCGCCGCCGTGATCCAGAGGCGGTCGCCCTCCCGACGGAGCAGCCCTGGCCGGATCGCCGCAACCGGGTCCGTCGCCCCACCCGGCCTCCCTAGCAGGTGGGCCGCGACGTGCAGCACTTCGGGAAAGCCGTCCACCGTCACGGTCCCGTCGTCGTGCTCGGTGAAGATGATCACGCTCATGGCGCGACGATCGGCACGACACTCAGCCGGCAGCGGGGGTGGAGGAGCCCCGGCTGGTCCGAGATGGGCACCACCTGGCCATTGCGCGCCGCGCAGGCCGCGTCGGTGTCCTCGTTCTCGACCAGCCGCACGCGGTGCACGATCCCGGTCGCCTGAAAGCGGTTGAGCGACGCAGCCACCTGGGCCGTCGACAGCTCGGTCTGACTCACGGTCTCGCTCCTGCCCTTCCAGGTGCCCTGGAACAGCCCGTCGATCCCGCCAAAGGCCGGCTGGCCGTTCCGAGCGGGCACGCCGTGGGCCAGCTCGAAGGCCGAGTAGCCCCGCGCCTGGCCTTCCGCAAGGGTGGCCGCAATCGCCCGGCGGGTGGCGTCGTCGATCAGGACCACGTGCGCCGCCGCCGCGGCGAGCAGCTCCCGGACCGCTTCGTCGTCCAGCCGGTAGTCGTCGAGCTCGGGGAACGCGCTCGCCACCAGCTCGTGGACCGCGGCCAGCATCCGCGTGTAGCGCGGGTCCAGGATGGCGGCCAGGCGCTCCTGCTCGGCGTCCGCGTCGTAGATCTCGTCGAGGCGGACCATCGGCTACCGGCTTCGACGCGAACGAGTCCGGGAGGCCTTCCGGCTCATCGCACTGCGCTGCTTGGCGGTCTTTCCGGCATTGGCGATTTTCGCCGCCCGCGCCTTCGGAAGCCCCTGGCGCTTGAGCGCTTCGTAGACCGTCCGCCGGCCCGGCGTGATGCTGGCGAGTCGCTTCCCTGGCACCGCTGGCCTCCGTTCAGCCGTCGCGAATCAGCGCCTGGATCACCCGCTGGTGCTGGGCGGTCCAGTACGCCTCCAGGTCGCGCTCGAAGCCCGGCCGGGCCAGCTCACGCATCGCGTCCATCAGCGCCGGGAACAACGGGAGCCCGATCGCCTTCTGTTCGCTGGTGGAGAACGCGCCCGACTCGCTGGCACTGGCGCCTGGCGGTGGCAGCGCTGGCCGTTCAGGAGGCGGCGGGAGGCGCGCGGGAGGCGCGCTGCTCGAGGTCTCGCTTGGGGGGAGGCCCGGCTGGGGCTCGGCCCGGGCCAGGGCGTCGCCGCCGTCCACCGCGGGCAGCCCCACTTCCTTGCGCGCCTCGTTGACCGTGATCCACTTGCCCTGGACCCCCACGTTGACCCGCGTGTAGGTCTCGTTCAGATCCGGGGCCAGGGCGCGCACTTCCGTCAAGTCAAACCTGGTGAAGGTGTCGGGGTCGCCGTCGAAGTCGGGCAGGAGCTGGAGATCGATCGTGCCCGCGTCGAACACCCACAGCGGGCACAGCTTCTGCTCCGTGAACATCTCCCGAGCCTCTCTGAAGTTGGCATACGTGCTGTTGTGGACGAGCAGCCCCTGGGCGATGAAGTTGTGGGCGCCCTCGACGGTCAGGTCGTAGACGTCCTCGATCCCCGCCGGGGTGATCGACTGGATCTTGGTGAAGGCGCAGCCCTCGGGCAGCACGCGGACGCTCTTGGGATGGTTGGCCGCGACGGGACGATGATCGGCCGCGGTGACGGCCGCGAGTCGCTCCTGGTACAGCGGGTCATGGGTGCCGATGCGGCGCACGTCGTAGGGGTTGGTGACCGTGAACGTCCAATAGTCGTACTCGTCCTGCAGCCCGGCGTTGGGCAGCTTGCGCGCAGGGATCACCCCATGCCTGACGTTGCAGACCTGGAGCCCGCACGACAGACACAGGTGCCACAGATCCCAGGTGAGCTCCTCGCTGGCAAAGGTGAAGGTGGCCAGGCCGCGCTTGCCCACCGAGCCGTCCGTATCGAGCACGCCCCGCAGGAAGGCGAGCCGGAGCGGCTCGGCCAGGCCGAACACCCACCCCGGCACGCGCTTGGTCCGGGCGCCCTGGTGGAAGCCAAGCGCGCGCACCCAGCGTGAGCCCGAGGCGGTACTGATCCGAAAGGCGTTTCGGATCGACTGGACGAACACCGGCGCCCCCAGCGCTGGCTTGGGGTGCAGGGCCGTCTGGATGCGGTCGCGCACCGTCGCGTTGTGCATCCCGTAGCGGCGCCCGATGGACCGGTACGCCTCGCCCGCCTGATGGGCGGCGACGAACGCCTCGGTCAAGCCATCCTTCGCCCGCTTGGCCGGCCGCGTCCCGCCCCCGGCGTACTTGGTGAACAGCGTCCTCGTCACCGCCTCGTAATAGGGGCGCACCCGGTCGGTGGCCGGGATGGCCATGGAGATCCCGACGTCGCGGGCGCCGCCAGTCAAGCAGCCATCCCCGACAAACGCGCCGAGCCACTCCAGGAGCGGCTCCGTCGCCGCCGTCCCGTCCGGCAGGACCGTGCCGCCGCGATCCGGCAGGTGCCGTGCGGCCACGATGGCATCGCCTGGCACCAGGTCGCGGAGCGGCACCCAGTCCAGCCAGTAGCGCCACTCCAGCCCATTGCGCTTGCCCAGCGTGGGACCGGGCACTTTCTCCATCCGGCGCACCAGGAAGGGGTGATTGTCCGTCGCCGTGATCGTCCGGTTGGGCGTGCGCACCCGGAACACCGGCCGCGTCCCCGTCTGCGCGGCGAAGCGGACCGTGCAGGGCCGCAGGCCTCCATCCCGGTACGCCCACACCCGATCACCAGGCCGCAGCGCCGCGATCGGCACCGGCCCATGATCTGGCGTTGCTACGCGCATGTTCCCAATTATACACCGTTCCAAACCGGCGCCGAGTCCGGCGACGATCGCCGGCACGCCCATCACGGCCGCGATCCGTTCCTCGGGCACCCGGTGGAGCGTCTTCATGTCCAGCTGCTCGGGGCTGAACCCGAACTGCTGGATGCTGGCCCCGTTGTTGAGCACGCCCACCCGCCCACGATGGTCGCCCGAGAAGCGGTCCGTAATGCTGGCCTTGATCTGCTCGGCATCCTCGGCGCTCATCGTGCGGTCCTGGGTGGTCACCACCAGCCCCGGGACCGCGAAGTTGCCCAGCAGGTTGAGCATGAAGCGGGTGATCTCGTCGTCCGAGGCCACCTCGCGCAGCAGGCGCTTCAAGGGCGAGCAGCCCAGCCGGTGGTCGGCGTCCTCGAGCCCCAGCCGGAAGTGCACGAGGTTCTCGGGCGCGATCTCGTCGTACTGGCCCAGCGCCGTCTCGTAGCGGTAGTACGAGATGAACCTCCCCGCTCGACGGTCGGCGGCGGTGGTCACTGGCTCCACGCGCGCTGGCGAGAGGGGCCAGACTTCCACCACGTTGCCCCGCTCGGGGTGCCCGGCGCGGACCTTGCGCCAGTAGGCGTTGCCGTCGGCGTGCTTGGCCCACTGCGTCCAGTACCACACTTCCTGCGCGCTGTGCGCCGGGTTGGGCCGCTGCAGCAGCGGCTGCAGCGGATGGTCGGGCCGGGCCTCCGGCTCGCCGTCCGGCTGCCGGCGGTAGACCCGCAGGGGCGGCTCGGGGAAGGCGGTGGCGATCGCGTTCAGGCAGGCAAACACCGCCGAGTTGGCCACGTTGCACGAGCCACCCCCCCCGTACCCGCCGTCGCCGGGAGCCGGCACCCACGTGGGCGGCGAGCCGGGGAGGAAGCGCTGGTACTGGCCCGGACCCGGTTGCGGCGGCACGCCCGGCCAGAAGGCGACGCCGCCGGGCACGTCGGGGTACTGCTTGCGTTCGAGTGGGGGGACAAGGGGACCCGCCGGCGGCAGGCGGCCCTTGAGGTCGTTGCCCCGCAAGAAGTCCCACACGCCTCCCCAGGCGGACTGCCAGCTGGCGGCCATGTTACTCCTCCGCCGGGAGTCCTTCGCGCAGGCGCCGCAGGAGCGCGTAGTGGCCGTCCATCGCCGCGCGCCAGGTGGCGTGGCGCGCGCAGTACGTCTCGTCCAGGTCGGTCTCGCTCCGGAACACCATGGACTCGAACAGCTGCGGCGGGCCGCCTCCCCACGCGTGGTCGATCCCCAGGAAGACGGTGGACAGCCAGCGGCCATCCGGCAGGGTGTGCGCCGCGATCCGGGTGCGGCCGTCCTCGCGGGCCGCCTCGAACCAGGCCGCCCAGGTCTGGACGTCGACCGCCCGCACCGCCTGGCCGTCGAGCACGTAGTACAGACTGCCCATCAGAAGAACCTGGTCGTCCCACCCTCAAACAATTCGGTGAGCGCCCAGACCAGGGCGTCCAGCCGGTCGGGCGAGGGACCGCTCCCTGGCACCCAGCCACAATTGTGCACCAGGACTCCGTTGGCGAAGTACTCCGGCTGCCCGGCCACGGTCAGATTGTAGACCGGCTCAGCGATACCAGTTGGGGTGATGGCGATGATAGTACCGGTCACGACAGGGACGGCCGCAGAACCGAGCGCGGGTGCCGGTGGAAGCAAACGCCACCCCGCATTCGACGCAGGTGACCGGGTGCGCGGCCTTGCGCTGCCAGTAGGCCCGCTGTTGGGTGCCTCGGCTCGCACGGCCCTCCGGTGAGAGGATCCGGTCTCCCCGTGCCAGGTGCGCGCGCACATGAGTCGCACGTGGGAGCGCCACCAGGTTGTCGGCGGCGTTGTTGCCCCGCTCGCCGTCCCGATGATGGACCTGCCAGCCAGGCGGGATGGGGCCATGACACGCGGTGTACACGTCGCGGTGCAGGAGTCGCCGGCCACGGCTCCGGCTGGTGCGATAGTACCCCGTGTTGTCGAGGAAATAGCGCTCGCCCCCAAAGGCCACAAATGGGCGCACGATCGGGACGGGCACCCAAGAATTGTATCCTGTGTATGGGCTTCAATGGCCGGGACGAAGCCGCGGCCGAGCACGAAGAGGGGATGCTGCGGCGTCGCGCACAGCGTGCCGATCGTGGTCGTGACGCGCACGGTGAGACGCACCCCGGTAGGCCCGGCACCCAGCACGGGGCGCCACCCCGCACGCGTCAGCACCACCTCGCCCACGCGCACCGACTCGACGGGGATGCGGCCGCGCCAGGTGGTGATCCTGGTCCCCCTTGCCACGCAAAGCTGGTCTTCGAGCCCGGCGAACGTGCCCACGTGGTGGACCTCGCCCCGCTCGTAGCGGCTGCTGATGGGCTCGGCCCGGGCCTCCTTGCCGTGGGCGGCGCGCACCCCCCGGTAGGGCACGCGCTCGTCGACGCTGCGGATGGTGGCGTCGACCATCTCGCCACCCTGGTTGGTTTCGGCCACCAGCAGGTTGGCGTGGTGGCGATGGTAGGCCGCCACCGCTTCCGAGGCCCAGCGGTGGGGGCTGCCCCGCAGCGAGGCGTCGTCCAGCACGTAGCCGTGGCCGTCCACGCCCAGCGCCGCCACCACGATCCCCGTCTCGGCGCTCCCTTCCGTGCTGGTCGCTTCGGGATCGACCCCGACCACGATGCGGACCAGCTCGGGGTGCCGGACCACCCGATCCCGGTCGAGCGCCGCGCGCTGCCACAGGGCGCCGGGCTGGTCCTCGAGCAGCTCGGCGAGCAGCTCCTGGCGCCCCAGCCGGGTGCCCTCGTAGGGCCGGATGATCTGGTCGTAGAAGGCGGTCGCCAGGTTGGCCCGATTTTCGTAGGTGCTGCCCCGCGTCACCGCGGTCGTGGGATCGGCCAGCAGGGCCCGCAGCAGGGCGATGGGCCGCGGCGTGGTCGTCGCCACCGCCTGGGGGTTGCGGCCCAACCGCAGCCCGAGCATGGCTTGCGCCCAGGCGTCGTCCGGATAGCGCCAGGCGGCGACCTCGTCGCAGGCCAATTTCTGGTGCTGTTTGCCCCGCAGCCGGTCCGGCTCGTCGGCGGTGAAGATCAGCGACTGGGCGCCGTTGGGCCAGTCCAGGCGCCGCTCGGCCTTCTTGTAGGTGGGCCGCTCGTCCGGGGGGCAGAGGGCCAGAATCCCGCTCTCGCCGAGCACCAGCACGTCGCGGGCGTCGTCGGCGGTGGCCCCGACCAGGTTGACCAGGGTGTAGCCCTCGCGCACCCAGCGCCGGACGAGCTCGCCGGCCAGCCGGGTCTTCCCGAAGCCACGGCCCGCGAGGACCAGCCACACGCGCCAGTCGCCCAGCGGCCCCGGTGGCGGCGGGTGCTGGCTGGGCCGGCCCCAGAAGCCCCAGTCGTGCTCAAGCGCCGTCGCGTGCCGCGCCGTCGGCGTCCACTGGCACAGCAGCGAGTCGCGCTCGGCTGCCGGGAGCAAGCTCACTAATTCGGCCAGTGAGGCGTTCGCGAAGCTCGTCGAGGGTGAGCTCGATGGGGCCCCCATCCGGACCAGTATGCGCCAGGTGCCCACGCAGGTCGACTCGCTCGCGGTAGGTCTCCGGCTTGCGCGCCTTGAGCAACAGCACCAGCAGCGTGTCCGAGTACTCGCGGATGGTTTCGGCGCCCACCCGCTTGCCCCGCGAGAAGATGGGCCGCTCGCGCGCCACCCCGTCGACCGCGCGGCGCCAGGCTTCGGCCTCGAGTCGCTCCGTGGCTTCCCCTTCGGCCGCGGCCATGGCGGCGGCGAAGCGGGAGTCGCGCCGCTGCCACTTGTAGACCGTGCCCCGGTCGATCCCCACCGCCTCGGCAGCCGTGGTCACGTTGCCCCGCTGGCGGTAGTGGGCCAGAAAGCGCGCCTTGTGCTCGCGCGTGAGGGACCGTGGTGGTGGCATCCTGGTCAGCGCGGCAGTCTACCGTGCGCGCGCGCCGCGTTCAGTGTCGCTCGGTCAGGTCGTCGCCAGGTCGCGGCGGCACGGACGCCGGCAGCGCACTCACCGCGCGTGCCGGTGGCGGCGCCATCTCACCCCCTCGCTCCGCTACGACCCACTGCTCCCACGCCGCGGCCACGCGCACGACGTCGGCCGCCTTGGCCTCCGGCCGGGCGGCGAGGTAGCCGGCCGCGGCTTTGATCAGGGCGAGACGCCTGATCTGTTGGTCGCGTTCCGCACCGGCGCCCATCGGAGCGGCTGGGCTGGGAGCCGCGGCGCCACCAGCAGCCGACAGCACCGCGCGAATGAACCCGTCTTTGACTTCCAGGCGCACGCGCTCGCCCCGCGCTGGAAGCACCACCGGCTTGAACTTGGAGCGGTTGTACCACTGGCCCGCGATCTGGACGCCACTGTCGTTGGCCTGATCCACCACGCCTTCGACGAGCTGCGTGGATTCACCGGCCATCAGAAGGGTAGCTCCCCTGGATCGACTGGGGTGCGGCACCCCGGGGCTCCTTCGGCGACGACGCGATCGTCGATCGCGTCGAGCAGGGCCTGGACCGATGCCGGCGACTGGTAGACCTTCCACTCCGTCGCCAGCGCGCTGGCCAGCCTGTGCGCGCTTACTTCCACGATCGCGCCCGCCCGCAGCCACGTACCCGGCGCGATCTCCACAAAGGCGCCCCTGCGGCGGGGGACAAACGATTCGCTCATCTGGGGTTACTCCTGTTCCTCGCGTGCGGGCCGCCGCTGGAAGTAGGCGGCCATCTCCTGGCCGAATTGCTCGGCGCTGCGCTCCTTCAGGGTGACGTCGAGATCAAGCGCCATGTCAAGCAGCCGCTGGTACTGGGCCATCTGCTGGCCAGCGTCATCGGCGGTGCGCGCAATCCCGCGGCGGTAGACCTCGGGTCCATGGGCGTCCCGCACGAGCGCGTCAAGCTTGGCCCGACGCAGCCGCTCCCGCAGCGCGTCGATCAGGATGCTGAGCAGGATGCTGGCGTCGCGTTCGTCGATCATGCGTGGTCACTCCTTGTGTCGTGCTGGTGGGCCATTCGAGCCGCCCGACGGTAGGCCCGCATCTGTGCCTGGCTGTGGGCGAGCGCGCGGATCAGCGCCCGGCGCTTGTTGTACGAGAGTGGTGGCGCTCCTGGCACGAGGGCCAGCCTGGCGAGCGTGGCCTGCCTACTCGCCTCCTCCGCCAGCGCCCATAGTTGGTCGGCCAGCGACTCCGCCGGCTCGGCCGCCCAAGGCGACGTGCTCATCGGGGCCGCGCCAGCGGGAACTCGCGCTCCACCAGCAGCCGGATCGCCGCCTGGTGCTTGCAGTCGCGGCCATGGCTGCCAGCCGGGCAGCTACACGCCCACCGGCCCCCGTCATGGCCCGCGACGCGGCGCACCGTGTAGGCCGCCCCGGCCAGGCTGACGCTTGGCACCAGCCATTCCCCCGCTCCAATCCGTCGCGCCGCCAGATCGAGTCCCGCGTCGAGCGCCCTGAGCCGCGCCTTGGCTTCCACGACCGTCATCGTCCTACCTCCCTGCCTCACGCTGGAGCCGCGCCACTTCGTCCTTCGCTCCCTTCGGTCGCTCCCGCTGCGCTAGGACAAGTTCTTTGAGCGCCACCAGCTCGCGCAGCGCGGTCCGCCGTTCGCTCCGGTGCGTGGCCCGGTGGTAGCGCCGCTCGGCGGCCTTGCGGGCGCGGATCAGCGCGAGGGCGTACCGGCCGTCCATGGGTTGCTCCATTTGCATTTCCATACCTGAGATACTATCATATCTCATGGTATTACGCAATGACTTGTGCCTGGACTGATCTTGTACGATCACGTAGTATCGGGCTATGCTGGCGGCGTGGGACAGCAGTTGGGGCTCCGCGAGGCGGCGACGCAATTTGGGGTCAGTCGGAACACGCTCACGTATGCGGCGCAGCGCGGGCACCTCGACGCGCGCAAGATCGGCAGTCAGTGGGTCACGACGGACCAGGCGATCCGCGCGTGGCTCGCGCACGGCAAGCATGTGCCCGGACCGGCGCCGGCCGGCCGGCCGCCCAAGCGGCGGCGTGCACCCCCCCGAAGGGGCCGCCCAGGGAGGCGCGGTGAGCGAGCGGGCGCCGAAAGCGCGCCTGCGCGCCCACGAGGCGGTCGCCGCCGCGATCCAGCGAGGCGCCTTACCGCGACCGGCCACCCTGCCGTGTGCGCGGTGTGGCCGGCCCGCGATCCTCTATCACCACGACGAGGGCTACACCAGGGCGGCCGCGCTGCGCGTTGAGGCGCTCTGTGGACGATGCCACTGGTTCGCCCACGCCAGGCCGCAGCCGGGTCCGCGCCGCCGGCCAGCGCCAGGGCCACGGGGCGTGGCGATCCCCTTACGGACCTGGCGGGAGCGCAAGCTGCTGACGCAGCGGGAACTCGCCGCGCAGTCCGGCGTGGGGCTGGCGACCATCGCGCGAATCGAATTAGGCCACCCGGCACGGCTGTCCACCGTCCGGCGGCTGGCAGCGGCGTTGGGGATCAAGGGCGAGCAGCTGGTGGCCGGATCAGTCCCGGCCGCACCAGGGTGAGGGAAAGGACCACACGATGGCGATCAGCTTTCACGACGTGGTATGCGACGCCGAAGACCGGTTGGAGCTGACGGAAGAGGAAGGGTGGATCGAGCGGATGGTGCATCCGGCAGCAGGCAACATGGATCACCGCATCTCGACGGCGCTGGCCCGGCTGGGCGTGCCCGACGACTGGGTGTTCAAGAACACGCGCCTGGTCCCCATGCAGGTGCCGAGCGGCAAGACGGTCGGCTACGCCCCGGACGCGATGCTCGTGCGGCCAGACAATCCGGTGCCCTGCCAGGCCCACCAGGACTACGCCGGCGTGCCGGACCTGGTGGTGGAGATCCTGGGCGGCGATCCCAAGGGCCGGCGGGTGGACCGGCGCGAGAAACGCCGCAATTATGCGCTGCGGGGCATCCCCCACTACTGGCTGGTGGATCCGGACGC